CCTAGAGTACGTGGACGATTGTGCAAATGGTTTCCCCATCTGTGGACGATTGTGCAAATGAGTTAGTGCAAACAAACCGTGGACGATAGTGCAAACGGGGATGGAAGGAACTGGCAACAGAGCAACCGCAACTGGAAAAATATGGAAGCTGGTCTATAAAGCACACGCGGTACAGCGAAAGGGGTGGGGTAGAGCGCACGCGGTTAGGCGAATGCAAGCGGGATGCGCACGCGGTGCGGCACTCGCCACGGCACGGCACACGGTGGCACACGCGTTCTACCGAGTGTTGCACCGGCACCGGCACCGGCACCGGCACCAAAAGAATACACAATAGTACAAACAGAAAGAGACGATAATGCAAATACAAACAAAACAATCCATGTTATAATATAGACAGTGAAAGGGAAAAAACGAAAACCTAATAGATGGGAGGTGTTGAATGTTTACATTCCCAAATTTTGTCCAGAATGTGGCAGAAAGTTGGAGGTTAATTAATATGCATAAGAAATATTATATCGAAGATTTTGTGGAAGAATTTGATTATTCCGGTATTATATTTAAGATTTCAAAAAGTGTAAATTTAAAACATTTACGATTAAAACTTGATGAAGATTATTTGTGTTGCTTACATAGATTTGATGCTGTATTAGATAATAGATTGTTTTATATTGAAAATGGTGACTTACAAATCATCAATTCTAAATGTGAAATCCTAGAATTAGTTAATTATAATTGTTATACGCTTAAAAATTTATACGAAGATAAAAATGGTTTCTTTATATTTGTGGAGGTATTACAGTGAAACTCAAAAAAGAACACATTGCATTTTTAAACGAAACTGCAAGAATAGATTTTGACAGCGCTTTACAAATGGTAGACGGAGTAAACATGCTATCAGAAGTTGAATATGGTTTTGTTCACATGAACGACGGCGAGCACAGGTTGGTTTACTGGGAAGATGGAATTTTAAAGGATGCTTATAAAAACTGTGAGGGTTAATAATGTACTTAGATTTTGTAAACGCGCTTAGAACGATTGGCACAGGTTTGATTTTATGTTCTCTAGTAGGCATAGTCGCAATAATTAAATCCGAAAGCAATTGGAGGGATTTAAAATGATCGATATAGGCTTAACAAACGCATTGGCACAAATAAGAGACGCTTTATATGAAATTTCTGATACCATAAAAGAGGTAAAAGAAACAGAAGATACAGTTGATAAATGCGAAAATTGTCCCTATAAAACGTATTATGAGCAGGGACATGTTTGAAGTCAGAAACGGCAGAAAAGTTTAAAAGGAGGGTTGACGTTTATTAAATGCCGTTTATAATAAAGTCACAAAATTAAAAGGAGACATTCAAAATGAAAGCGAAAATTTATGAGGGTCGTATTTATAGTGTAATGAAAGAAAAAGATGGGGAATATTGTGTTGAGACAATGGACGGACTGTACAAGAATGATGCAGATTTCAAAAAGGCAATGAAAAATAAGGGCGAAAAGTTTATTGGCATTGTATCCAAGGAAAAAGTTTACAACATCTATGAAATTAGTGCAGAAGTTGTAAAAGAATATGGTACGCTTGTAAACGAATAATTTAGAAAGGGAGTAACTGAAATGGCTTATAAAAAGAAATCAGAAACAAAAGAACGCGTAGAAACAATTTTCGATGTTAAAGGCGAGCTGACTTTTTGGGTAAAAACTGGTAGTAACGGGAAACTTTACGCTTCCACCTCCGTAAAAAATAGTGACGGTGACAGAATGTTCTATTCAGTCTTTTTCCGAAAAGATGTTGATTTGAATGACTTTGATGAGGGCATGAATAAAATCAATGTAAGGTCCGGTTTTATTACATGTTCAAAGATCGGTGAAAGCGTTCGTCCAAAAATTATGGTTTTGGATTTCGAGTGAGAAAAACAGCGCCCCGGATAACCGGGGCGCACTATTTAGAAAGTGGGTGTTAAAGATTGAAATACACCGCTGGGAATTTAAGGACAAGGGATATAGATAAAGAGATTAGGGCTTACAATAGAAGATTATTGCAACTTCAATCGAAAAACGAAGCGTTTAAAATTCTGGATACGCTGACGCGTACCGAAGTAATGCGGGGGCGAACCGATGCAGAAATAGCCCGGGAACTCAACCGTTTACAAGAATTGGCAAAACCCGAAAAGCAAAAAATGGTAAAATACAAAGCGGGGAGCAGTTTGGAAGTTCCGCTGTTTGTCCGTGAACAAGTCGAACGTGCGATAAAAAAAGCAAACAAGCAGACAACGAAAAGGTTTGAAATTCTGGAAGCACAGCGCAGGGGCTCATTTTACACAATTGAACAGGAGAGTTTAAGACCTATTACAAAAGGCACTGGCAGGACGTTGATGGAAGTCAAAAAAAGGCTGGAAACTGCACAAAATCGTGGGCGTAGCGGTTATTTAACTTTTTTGGATGATGGTTATAAAAGAAATTATATCAAGGCGATTCAAAATAATTTTGGTGCGGCCGGTGACAAGTTAGTTGATAGGATAAACAAAATAAATGGTACAGCTTTTTATTTCGCAAGTCAAGACCCGTTCTATGGTTCGTATCTGGAGATTGAATATTCTTACGGTGAAGAAGCTATAAATGCTATGATAAATAAAATTGAAAATGCTTTGACGGTTTTAAATTTGTAATGTTTACAGCGGACTTTGAGACTACCACGGACAAAAATGATTGCAGGGTTTGGGCTTGGGCTGTATGCGAAATCGGCGTTATTGATAATATTGTAATTGGAAATAGCATAGAAAGTTTTTTCAGAACATGTGAAGAAAGTGGAAATTTAATCCTTTATTTTCACAATTTGAAATTCGATGGTGAATTTTGTATCAGTTATCTATTAAAGCATGGATATGAATATGTAGAAACAAAGAAACTTTGCAACAAACAATTCAACGCGCTTATATCAGATATGGGGCAGTTTTATAAAATAAAGATACGGTTTGAAAATGGGAACAGTTTAGAATTGCGTGACAGTATGAAACTGTTGAATTATTCAGTTGATGAAATAGCAAAGGCATTCCATTTAGATATTCAGAAACTTGAAATTGATTATAATGTTCCACGTGGAACAAACCACATATTAACGAAAGAAGAAACTGATTATTTGAAACATGATGTTCAGATAATGTCACTTGCACTTGACCGTATTTTTAAAATGGGATTTGAAAAACTGACACAAGGAAGTTGCGCCTTAGAAGATTTTAAAAGTATCATTGGGAAAAGGAGGTTTAGAACGTTGTTTCCTGAACCGAATTACGACAAGGACATTCGCAAGGCTTATAAAGGTGGTTTCACCTACTTAAATCCGATATACGCGGATAAAGATGTAGGTGAGGGTAATGTATTCGATGTAAATAGCTTGTATCCATCTCGTATGTATTATTGTGATTTGCCATGGGGTGAACCGAAATTTTATGATGGTAAGTATGTTAAAGATGCAGAGCGCCCCCTATATATTCAACTGTTTAAATGTGAGTTTGATTTAAAAGATGGTTATTTACCTACAATTCAGTTAAAAGGAAATAGTCGTTTTGTACAAACAGAGTATGTAACATCAAGTAATGGAGATATTGTTCCGCTTTGCCTGACAAATGTAGATTTTGAGTTGTTTTTAAAACACTACAATGTTTATAATATAGAATATATTCGCGGGTGGAAATTCAGAGCGTCAAAAGATTTGTTTAAAAAGTACATTGATAAATGGATGCAGGAGAAAATAAAGGCCGGTAAAGAGCATAACCCCACTATGCGAAATTGGTCGAAAATCATGCTAAATTCATTGTATGGAAAATTCGCGCTTGACCCTATTTGTGCTAAAAAGCATCCGTATCTTGATAAAGGAATAGTTAAATACAGGACTTCTCCACCGGAGACAAGAGAAGCCCTGTATCTTCCGGTAGGCGCTTTTATAACCGCGCACGCACGTAGATACACAATTGAAACCAGTCAGAAAATAAAAGAATACAGCATAGAAAAATATGGTAAAGACATGTATATTTATAGCGATACGGATAGTATTCATACAACTTTACCCGTAGAAGATATTAAAAAGTTTATCGAGATAGATGATTATAAACTTGGCGCGTGGGCGCACGAAAGCCATTTTACAAGGGCAAGGTTTTTACGTCCGAAAACATATATCGAAGAAATAGATGGTAATTTACATGTCACTTGCGCAGGCTTACCGGATAAAGGTAAAGAACAAGTTACATGGGAAAACTTTCATCCGTGCGCAACGTATACCGGGAAACTTATGCCCATTCATGTTGATGGAGGAATTGTTTTGGTCGATAAAGAGTTTAATATAAGGGGTTAAATTTGTATGTATAATGATTTTATTGGTAAATATTCCGACTTGAAAAGAGCCTATGTAAATTTGATTAAAGATAGTAAAAGAATCTATGACGAAAATGATATCATGGAGCGTAAATATAATGAGATGTGTGGTTTATATGATGAAATTAGTTTGAAACTCGCAAAAGCAATTATTAAAATCAATCGGCTTGAAGCTGAAAACGAGGATTTGAAAAACTACATCAAAAACATTTATCCATATTTGAACAACAAAAATCCATGGAATAATTTGTAAATTACAGGTATGATTATAATAGGATTTACAGGAAATGTAAATAGTATTTACAGCGGAGCGCAACGGGTGAAACCGACCGTCTGTAACATCGGGCCTTGCAAGCTATATTATTTCTGCCTGTAAATCCTGTTGAGGTGAATCTATGTATTATGATATAAATAATACGTTATCCTATAACGCACTTTTTAACATTGTGCTTGGTGGACGCGGAATTGGTAAATCCTACCAATGGAAAATCAAAGCAGTACGGGACTTTCTGAAAAAGGGTAAACAATTCGGGTACATTCGTAGGTATAAAGATGAGTTGTTAAAAACCGCAGACAAGTATTTTAATGACATTATTAAAAATCAGGTTTTTCCGGATACAAAAATAGAATACGATGGTGGTCAATGGTACATTAACGAAGAATTAGCCGGATACACTTTTGCGTTGACAAAAGCAAGTGATTATAAATCAAGTGCGTTTCCCGATATTTCAAATTTGATTTTTGAAGAATTTATTATAGATAAACCGCATTCATCTTATTTGCGAAACGAGCCGTTTTTACTTTTTGACCTGTATGATACAATAGCAAGAATGCGTGACGATGTTATTTTATTTATGCTTGGAAACGCAATTTCAATGGCTAACCCATATTTTATACAGTGGGATTTATCATTACCGAAAAACAAAAATGCAGTTGTAAGAGATAACATTCTTTTACAGGTAGTTCCAACAAGCGCAGAATTTAAACGCGCAAAAGAAAATACAAGGTTCGGACAAATGTCTCGCGCTCTTGGATATGCAGAATATTCTGTGGATAATAAATTCTACTTGGATGATGAAGCACAGATAATGAAAAAAGGGAAAAATACACGATTTTATTTTACCCTTGTTTGGAGAGACAAAAAATACGGTGTGTGGTTTGATTACGATACAGGAATGACAATTATATCATACGATTACGACCCTTATAATACTATGGTTTTTACCCCAGATAAAGAAAGCATTAACAAATCAATTCAGTATGTAAAGCAGTATGAAAGACATCCGTTTTTTAGAAGAATAAAAGAAGCACTGGAAACAGGTACGCTTGCTTATGAGAATGAAAAAATTCAGCATGAAATTAAAAGCATGTTGAAAATAATTATTTAAAAGGAGAAAAACAATGGCTTACACAACTTGGATTACGGCTAACCCACTTGTAAATGTTACACAGGTTTTCGGGGGTTCTCATCGTGGTAAAGACTGGAACACGCGGGATGCTTCCGGGGTAATGGGTGACACGATGGTGCGGGCGATTGGTGACGGTGAAGTTGTACGTAGCGAATACGGCACGGGTGGGAACTGGTCATGGGGAAATTTCATTGCGATTTACTATCCGGCTCTTAACCGCACTGTGCTGACTGCACACCACGCGGAACGCCTTGTGAAAGTCGGTGATTCTGTTTCAGCCGGAACTTCCATCGGAAACTTCGGAATGACTGGTAATACAACCGGCCCACATTGCCATGAAGAATGGCACGTTGGTCGAGGGATTACAAATAATCTTGTAACGCCAGAAGATGGTTTCCCAAATATCGTTGGGCGTTATGAAGTGGAATACGGGGGAGGTGAACCACCAATGCCGACTAATTTTACTGCAAATATGCTGATTGTTGTTTTCGCTGAAAACGGGCACACGATTAACAGCCCCGCAAGCAATGACCCCGAAAATTATGTATACTTTGGCAATAAGAGGAAGTTCCGCGTAAAACCTGACGACCTTAACAAAGTGCAGGAGTTCGGAAGCTGGAATTACTGGCAGGATATTACCGACGTAGCAGTTCTTAAAATCTTTAATAAAGATTTGAGTGAGCTTCCCAATGTGTGAAAAATTGAAGGCACTTTATATTGAAAGTTATTACAACTATCAAAAAGCAAGTGCCAAAGAAGTGGGAATTATGTATGGGATATTTCTAGGGGTAAGAAAATGCTGTAACATTTTATATTCGCAGAAAACTGTTGCAGATTTTCAAATTCTGGCAAACGAATTTACTAACAAAAGGGCGTGATAAAATGGACTATAATGCGGTTGCTCAAATTGTAAGCACTCTTGGTTTTCCAATCGTTATGTGTGGAGTTCTGGTTTGGTTGAACGTTAAACAGATGAACGCCCACCGGGAAAGCGAGGAAAATTTCACGCAGGCTTTATCAGACAACACAAAAGCATACATCGAACTTAAAGAAGCGATTACAAATTTAAAGTTAAAGGAGGAAAATTAAAATGAAACTTAGCGAAGCGCGTGAGTTTATTGATAAGCTTTATAACAGTGAAGATGGATTCACAGATGACATGCGCGAAGATTTGCGCAGGTTGCACGATAGTGAAGATGAGCAAGAGGGAGTGGAACGTTACTGGAAAGAAATTTCCGATAAAATGGACGGAATTTCCAATGCGTTTAGGGATTTTAAGCGCGACTATGTTACCCGCGTCTTGACTGGCCGTGATGCTGTTAGAAAGCACGTTGAAGATTTGAAAGATGATGATTTCGACGATATCAAAGACGAAACGGAAAAAATTAAATCCATTTTTAATGAGGAGGTAATTGAAAAATGAAAAGTGCAAAAGTTTTGACAAATGTGACCAGTAACGCACCACAGCTTCTAACCGCTTTGCGTGCACAGATGGTTGCAGAAAATCCAAGCTTTGAAAATCGGCTCCCGCAGGTAACGCAAGATAATATCCGGGAATTTGGTACGGCGGTGCTGGATTATCAGCCCACGCAGAACGCTTTTGTAGATACGCTTGTAAATCTTATCGGTAGGGTGTGGATTACGTATCGTTTGTTCACAAATCCGATGCGTGTTCTGAAAAAAGGTATTCTTGAGTACGGCGATACGGTAGAACTTGTTTATACCAACCTAGCAAAAGCGCACCAGTTTGACCCTGCACAGGCAGAGGAAGAATGGATGAAGCGCGAGATTCCTGACGTAAACACTGCTTTTGCAAAGCTGAATTATCAAGTTTTCTATAAGCAAACTATTTCCGATGATATGTTGCGTCAAGCGTTTATGTCTTGGCAGGGCCTTAGCGATTTTATTAGTTCCGTATTTAACGCAATGTATACGGGTGCGGAACTGGACGAATTCACCACTATGAAAAATCTGCTTGCGCAGTATGGCACGGCTGGCAAGTTCGCGGTTGAAGTAATCGACGAAGTGACAGATAATACGTCCGCACACATGGCCCTTGCGAAAATGAAAGCTGTTTCTAACAAGATGGCTTTTATGCGCTCGGATTACAATAGCCTTGGTGTCCTTACTGCAACGCCGAAAGAAAAACAGGTTCTTATTATTGACGCGGACACCGATGCTTATCTGGCCGTGCTTGGGTATAGCACCCTGTTCAATCTGGAGCCCGCGAAAGTTCAGTACCGTGTTATCGTTGTGGATGAAATCCCCATTCAGGACACGCACGCGATTCTGATTGATGAAGATTTCTATGCGGTATGGGATGCTTTGCAAAAGTTCACGCGCGATATGAACGGGCAGGGCCTGTACTGGCAGTATTGGGCGCATTACTGGAGAATCATGGCCGTGTGCCCGTTTGCGAATGCGGTTGCATTTGTTACCACAGCACCCACAATTACGGAAGTTGAAGTAACGCCCGCAACGACGAATTATGCTCAAGGCACGGTAACTCAAATGAAAGTTAATGTTACGGGCACTGGACTATACCCGCAGGGTGTAACGTGGACTATCAGCGGAAATACCGACGCAACCACAAATATTGCTCGTGACGGATTGTTGTATTTCGGTGAAGCAGAAACAGGCACAATTACTATTACAGCCACTTCTGTTTTTGATAATTCCAAAACCGGTACAGCGACCGCAACTAAAGCATAAATGTTTATAGCCGGGCGGGCAATACCGCCCGGCGAATATAAAGGAGAAGAAAATGGCAATAAATCCCAACACAACAATTTATCTGTGCGCGGGTGTTCCATGGGGGAACGATTATGCGCACGTTAGATTGTTCCAGAATATGGAAGAACGTCTTTCTTTTCTTTCCACAAAAATCATAGCAACGCTTGATGGGGCAACTTATCAGCGTGATGATAAATTTGTTTCGTTTCCTGCAAATTATGAAACGATTGCAAACTGCAATTACATGTATTATCGAAATAACAACCGCTGGTACTTTAATTTTATTACAGATATTCGTTTCCAGAACGAAAATAAAAGTGACGTGTATTTTGAACAGGATGTTTTCCAAACATGGTTTGCAGATGATACTTTAAAAATATCTTTTGTTGAGCGTGAGCACACAAACGATGATACATTTGGAAGTAACCTTGTACCCGAAAATCTGGAAACTGGGGAATATGTATACAACCAGAATATTACAAGCGGTTATGGCACTGTTTATGATTTCACACCCGGCATTATCATTGCCGTTTCAGAGCGCTTGGACGGTGTAGCAACTTCGAGTTTACTCGATAACACATTTACTGGGTTGTCTTATTACTACGCGAAAAAAGAACGAGTAGACAAGGCTATATCTATGGTTGATGAGTATGCAAAAAGTGGCAAGGGTGATGCCATTGTGTCTATGTTTATGTATCCGCTTGAACTTCTTAACATTTTCCCTGCTTCCCCGTCTTATGGTTGGGTGTCGGGTATGGGATCAGAAAGAATTTACGGAAACAAACTGCTAAACGTTTTCGCTCCACTTGATGGTTACACACCTAAAAATAACAAATTGTACACATACCCGTACAGGGCCTTAGAATTGTATGGCTCTGGTGCAAGCGGCAAAGAATACCGTTACGAATTTTTTGACTTTGAAGCACAAGAGCCGAATGGTCCTTTTGTACTGTTCAGTTCTCTCGGCGGTTCAGCTCCTATCGTATGTACACCACTGAATTACAAGGGGCTTAACATCTCACTTGATGAATCGTTGACAATGCCCGCTTTCCCTGTTTGTTCGTGGATAAACGACACCTTTAAAAACTGGTATGCGCAGAATCAAATGGGAATGAATTTAAATGCTTTAACAACAATTGTTGGCGGTTCGGTTGGTGCGGGTGTCGGAGTTTTTACCGGGGATTTTTCCGGCGCAGTTGAAAGTGTTGTAGGGGCGGCAACTAAAATTGCTAATACGCTTGTAACAATCGAAGAACATAAGATAATCCCCGATAGCGCAAGGGGCAATACAGCTTCTTCGAATTCTTTCTTTGCAAATGGGCAATGGTATTTTTACATGTTCCCTAAATGTGTGCGATATGAATATGCAAAGCGCATTGATGATTATTTTACCATGTACGGCTACAAAACCCTACAAACAAAAGTACCTAACTTATACGGACGCCGTTCATGGAATTTTGTAAAATGCGCAGAAGCTAATTTAATAGACAGTATTCCCGTTGTGGCTCACAATCGAATCAAACAGGCATTTGAAACGGGTGTTACATTTTGGCACACAAACGATATCAAGAATTATGCTCTTGATAATTCTATTATTTAGGGGGTGTGATAATGGCAAGAAAAGGAATAGGTGGTAGAGACTTTCAGTTTTTTGATTCTCTAGCACTTAACAATGTGACATACAACGAATACACAATTCGATTGCTAAATATCGCGTTAGCCCGATTTAAATGGGAAAATGTACCAAAAGGGATTGACATTCGTTATCTCGAACTAATGCTCATTACACAGGGTTCGGCACTTGTTTTTTATGAAGATAGTTTAGACCAGTTTTTCGGACTTGGTGTTGCATACACCGGCCCGCTCAACTGGTACGGAGTGCCGTCTGAACGAAGTGCAATTGCCGCAAATGGCGCACCCTTTAGAATGCTGGATGAATCTAACAGTGTGCTGATTTTTAATAACATGGCAAGAACTGGTGATGCTTACATTATAAATGAGTATGCACGCAAGCTATATGAAGTTCAGCGAAATGCAGAGACGAATGCGAATTTACAAAAGTTTTCGGCTTTCATTGCGTGTAACGAAAAAGAAAGATTGTCGCTTAAAAACTTGATTATGAAGTTAGACGGCGGTCAACCGTTTATTTACGGTGATAAGTCCTTGAATCTTGACAGCATAAAGCCGATTAACTTGGACATCCCGTTTATTGCACGCGATTTGCTCTCCGTGAAAACGGAAATTTATAACGAAGCGTTGACAAGCCTTGGTGTCGTTTCAGCTTTTACGGATAAACGGGAAAGGCTTGTTGCAAATGAAGCCGCCGCGCCGTTTGGTTCGCTCGAAATGATACGTGAATCCTACCTGTATGAACGAAAACAGGCGTGCGAAAAAATAAATGAAATGTTTGGCACTAATATGTCAGTAGAATTTAATTCGGAAATTCCAATTGTGCCGGAAATGGGCGGTGATGTTGAAAATGAGTAGTTACACCGTTGAGTTAAGACAACTTATTCAAAATGGTTATGACATAGGGCTAAAAGACTATCCTATTTTTGATGAAAGTTACCGTGAAACACTTAACAATAAAATTATAATGCATTACTGGATGAGGGAAATAGGAGCGGAAACGGCAGGGCTTTTCAAGCTTTATCTTAACCGCACAATGGGCGAAATAATGCCGTATTACAATCAGCTTTACAAGAGTGCTCAGCTTGATTTTGACCCGCTAAATGCTTACAATTATACCGAAACAAACATGGAATTGGAAAACGTTGAAAGCGACGGTACACGCACAGACACAGCAGACGGAAAAAGTCTTTACAGCGATACCCCTCAAGGGTTGCTTGATAATGGCGCTATTGCAGATGGAAAATATTTAACGTCTGCAACTTTGAACGATTCTTCTGCATCTTCCACAGCAAACAATTTACAGAAGCGTGACCGAAACTTCGAAAAGAAAGTACGCGGGAATATGTATCATAATTTAAGCGAACTCCTAAAAGACTACCGGGAAACATTCTTAAATATTGACATGGAGATTATAAACAACCCGGAAATACAAAACTGCTTTATGAAGCTCTACTAAAGGAGGTGAGAAGATGGATTTTCTAAATGTGGTTCGGTGCTGTACCCCGGCTTTACCGTCTGCTTATGCTGATGCCCTATCCTATTATGACGCGTTGTGCAAATTGCAGGGCGCAATTAACGAAGTGATAGCCACTTTAAACACATACACACCCGTAACCGAAGAATGGGTTAAAAATTATGTGACTGAACAATTGAACTCGATTATTAAAGATATTGAAGATTTTGAAAGTTCAGTTGATGGAAAAATCGACAATCTGGAAAACCAGTATGCACAATTTACGCAGGAAGTTAATGAAAAAATCGTTGGAATAATTGATACGGTTAATAAAAATAATGAAATTTTCTATAATTATCTGATTACAATTGTCAACCAGAAATTGGAAGAAGTTGTAAACCGACTTGGAGACGAAACGATTGTCAACAACCCTGTATACAATAAAATGGACAGTTTAAAGAATACTTTAAATGATATGTATGCAGGGGTGCGGCAGACGGGAATTACTGCATATGAATATGCAAAGTTGGGGCTGACCGCTACAAAATATAAGGCTTATAACGTTACCGCTTTTAACTATGCAACCGCAGCACGTTTCATATGGCATAAACTTATTTATGGTGTATATTCAGCAATTACAGGTGTGTTTACTTCTGTTCAACAGGCAATGAATGATTTGTCACAACAGCTAAGATTAAACGGTCTCACAGCGAACGAATACAACGCTCTATCCCTCACAGCATCTGCATACACAGCGAAAAACTGGACAGCATACCAATATGCTTGGAGTTCTAAAACTTAATTAAAAGGAGAAAAATATTATGGCAAGCACAAATAAAACAACTACCCTCGATCTTTCCCAGTTCGTAGGCACCGACAAACCCGATTGGCTCACCGATTATAACGGAGATATGGAAAAAATTGACGCTTGGGCCACTGTGGCGGAATCTGATATCAGTGCTGCGACAGCCGACGCATCCTCCGCAAAAACTACCGCAGGCGCTGCTTCTACGGCTGCCAACCAAGCCACTACAACCGCTGGAAATGCTCTTTCCGCAATAAATAATACTAATACAAATATTGCAAATTGGCGTGGCACTAATTCTCTTGATTGTGACAGCTTTTGGAGTTCGTCAAAAAAACTTAGCATTAGTTTTAACAAAACATTGGGGTTGCTGAATCTTAATGCATATTTGGTTAGCTCTAATAATATCACCGTCGGACAAACTATTTGCACCCTTCCAGCCGAATGCAGGCCGAATACTACTATCAGTATAAAAAATGCGGGATATATTGCCTCTAGTACTGGTAATTCGTCACCTTGTACGCTTTCAATCGCCCCAAATGGTGTTTTATCTATTTCTAGTGCACTTAACACAGATATAAGCCCTACTAGCCTTTATATGAATGTAACTTTAACTTGCGCTGGGTGGGGCAACGGTTGGCCTAGCCTGAATCAAATTTAATATATTGATTAACGCCCCTCCTAAAAGGAGGGGCGTTTGCTTTACTCAAAAAATGTATCTTTTGGCTCAAGAATATAATCGTTTGGATTTTCCCAATAATCGGTTTGAACTTTTGCTAGTGCTTCATAATAGTTTTCAGCGTCAATATCAACAACTGCTTCATGAATTTCTTTAATTGTGATTTTGAATGTCATAACCATTATTCTCCCCTCTTCTCCCATCACATCATATTTTGAAAGGTTTTCGTTTTTTCCCTTTCACTGTCTATATTATAACATGGATTGTTTTGTTTGTATTTGCATTATCGTCTCTTTCTGTTTGTACTATTGTGTATTCTTTTGGTGCCGGTGCCGGTGCCGGTGCCGGTGCAACACTCGGTAGAACGCGTGTGCCACCGTGTGCCGTGCCGTGGCGAGTGCCGCACCGCGTGCGCATCCCGCTTGCATTCGCCTAACCGCGTGCGCTCTACCCCACCCCTTTCGCTGTACCGCGTGTGCTTTATAGACCAGCTTCCATATTTTTCCAGTTGCGGTTGCTCTGTTGCCAGTTCCTTCCATCCCCGTTTGCACTATCGTCCACGGTTTGTTTGCACTAACTCATTTGCACAATCGTCCACAGATGGGGAAACCATTTGCACAATCGTCCACGTACTCTAGG